AGATGTATGATGCACGATCTACAGAATAAAACAGAAAAATAATAGTGAGCACATAATGCACCCACTACTACCCCCTTGAGTTTAGATTTCTTTTTTTCCTAAAATCCAACCGTTGTGTATTCCAACAAGTGGGGCGTCAATGCAGACAGCATAACCTTTTGGAAGTTGTGCAGGGAAAAACCCTATAAACTTTTCAATGTGTTCTTTTGTATAGAATGGAATAGTCTTAGACTCTCCATTAGTCGTTGTTAGTTTTACTGGTATCATTTTTATCTCCTTGTTCTATTGTAATCCCGTTTTTTTCGTAGTGGCTTCTATCGTAGTTAGCAAGAGTGCCACCACTCTCAAGGTGGGCTTTCCTGCGTAGTTGTTCTGCTGAGTAGTTAGCCATTGGCTACACACTCGCATGGGTCAATGTGATAATCCTCGTTATCACCAAAAAACACTACACCTTTTCCGTTGCAGGTGTCGCAATCTGCTACATAAATTGAGTTAATCATTTGGATACTCTCCAATTTGTCCACATAGGTAGACGCTCAGGGTCAGTATCATCATACCAACGCTCAATGTTGTTTTCACATACTTCACAGAATGTGAATTGGTCATCTCCTACCATAGAGATAGCAGATTTATTTGGTGTATGCTCTTTGCATACTTCTTGAATTGTTAATGTAGTCATTTTAGACCACCTTTCTTTTTTCTAACTAGGACTATCCTAGCACTAGGGTCTGACAAATTGGGGCATTTATTCGCTAGGCTCACTGTGATTTACACCACATTTATTTGCTAGGCTCACTGCCTGATTTATCGTTATTTAATTTTATAGGAGTATCCTATCATAGATACCCTCAAAAGTCAAGCACCTTGACGGCGTGTCGTCTGTGATTTATCTCACAAGATACATGTTCTCATCAAATGTGAGTACTTTGTGAACCTTGTAGGTTTTATCGATTGGACAGATCATCATCCAACCCTCAGGGTCTACATGTCCACATGTTGGACAGATTGGGTGAATTTTTTCGAATGTATTCATTTTAGTTATCCTTTCTAGATACTTTCTTATTTAATTTTTCTTATAGGAGAATAATAGCACACAATTTCCCAAAAGTCAAGTCCTAACACGGCGTGTCGCATGTGATTTAGACCACATCACAAAAGGTGCAAATCGGACATTGGTCGGGGGCTGTGGATAACTTTGTGGATAACTTATGTGACCTACGTCATATGTGATGTATCTCACAAAGTCCTAAATGTCCGTTTTATACCCTCGAAAATGTCAGACCCCCCTGCTAGAATACTTGTATTAGATAAAAAAGAAAGGACAATAAAATGTCACTAGAAAAATTAGATAAAGTAATAGTAAATGGTTATTCCTCTTGGAACTATGTTTCACAATACTACAATGACTACAATGTAAAGGGTAATGACCCAAATTGTAAGCACGAAACTTGGACAGATGTTCAAGGTGTTTCAACTAGACAACCATACTTCAATCGCTACTGCGATAAATGTGGTTATCGTAAATTATTCGTAAAGTATGCTAAGTATTGCCGTAATACTAAGAAAGGTGGTCGTAAATAATGGCTACACTAGAAATTTTTGAAATGAATTCAGATGGTGCAGGTTGGACTGCGCTAGAAAATGTTTCTGCTGATACTAAACTAGATTTAGAATTAGCAATCGTAACAAATGCTCCAATGCAAATGTTATGTTTCAAATGTCATACACCAATCCCTCGTGGAAATGTGTGTGTTAATCATAAAAATGTGAAAGGAGGAATTTACCTTGACTAAAAAAAATGTTTTAATCAGTTTTGTAACTGATGCTGAAACTGATCTTCAAGCAGTTTTCAATCTAAATAAAATTTTTAATAAACTTTCTGAAAGTGAATTAGAAAAATTTAACGCATTTGAAGTTTTAGATGTTGTTGAATAAATAAAAAGTTTTTGCAAAATAAAAATTGCAAAAATTTGCTCGGGCGCTGTGTGGTGTAAATCACATCTAAGATACGGCGTGTCGCCTTGACTTTTTGAGGTTTTTATGTTAAACTATCCATAGTTAAAAAATAAAGAAAGGATAACTAAAAATGGACTTTTTAGACTATATGGACGAAATCTACGAGGAACTCGTGGAAGAATTTGGACACGAAATCGAAAGCGATTGTATCCATAAGTGATATAAATCACACAACGCCTACGGCGTGTCGCCTTGACTTTTCAGAGTTTATCTGATAGGATACTAGGTATCAAAACTAAATAAAGGACAAATGGGCTAATGAGCCTAAGCAAATAAGTGTGATACAAATCACAATGAGCCTTAGCAAATAAGTAGCCTAAATGTCAGCCCCAAATGCTAAAATTAGTAATAACAAGAAAGGAAAACTAAATGTCAGCAAATGTCTATTCAATCGAAAATCTCCTAGTGGGAAAAATCTATCGCTCAAAAACTATTGAGGGCGAAATCGTATCAGCAGAAAAGCACCCTCAAGGTGTATGGTATGAGAATTGCGAGAGTTATCTCGTAGAAATTCGCAAGCCACAAGGTGGCTACACTTTCCGCACTCTAGCAGTAAAGGTAAATGACTAATGAAACTAGATGAATTCAAGAAACTAATCGAGGCGCAACGCCAAGAAATCAAATTGACAAACTTAGAGAAAATCGCTAAAATTGTAGAAACAACAAAAACGAAAGGTAAAAACTAATGACTACAACTTATACAGACTTTCCATTTACTCACAATGGAATTAACTACATTTCAAGATTTACCAATGACTCACCATTTTTGGCAAGAGTTAAATCTATGCCTACCGCAATTTTCAACGAAATAAATCGTGCCTGCCTAAACGAATACCTAGAAAATAAAACTTACACACTTTCAGAAATTCAAGCCGTATTAGATACACTTAACGAAGGTGGCTCTCATGCGTTTATCATGTTAGGAGAAAATAACTAATGATGACTCGTAAAGACTATGTTCAAACCGCAAACATTCTAAAAGGATTTTCAGATGAAATTCACCCAGCAGTTTTTGAAGATTTAGTAGAAGAATTCGCACAATATTTTGGAAGCGATAACGAAAGATTTGATAAAGCACGATTTGAAAAAGCGTGTGGTGTTGATGAGATTGGACTAATACCAGTATGAGCATGAGCAGATTTCTAACAACACTAATTCAAATTGGTTTAGTTTCAATTTGTTTTCTTTTAGTTAAAGAATTAATTCGTGACATAAAAGAAAACGGATTTTTCAAATGATCTAAATTAGTTGAATTTTCAACAATGGGGCCCGAGGGGTTATCCACAGGCTTATCCACAGCCTGTTTAAGAAATGTGGTTAAGATCACAGTTTTTATGTCTCATTATTTAAGAATTACGGCGTGTCTAATTTGATTTTGTCAGTAGAAAATGATAGGCTTACGGAGTAAGACTAAAGAAAGGAAAAAACAATGAGAGGTTATTCTATTGTTGATTTACTAGTAGACCAATACTATGCGCCTACTTCACTACGCCGTCGTTTCAATGGCGGAATTATAAACCATGCTGAATTGCGTGAAGATACTTACCCTGCTGAGGGTTGGTTAGATTTCGCAATTCGCTATACACCAAAAGGTTCACTAAAAGATGAGTGGGCTACAGTTTCCGTTAGAGTAGATAATTACTAAGAAAGAGGTAAATAAATGGGACTAGATATGTATCTCCACGCTAAAAAATATGTGGAAAAAGTTGATTGGCAAAAACTACAGGCAGATAATGATTTGTCTATGAATAGCCCTGAAGTAATTAATGATTTGTTTAATCAAATTGTAACTACCGCAGGATTAGAAGATGTCGCTACAGATATCTATGGTGCTGAAGTTTCAGTTACTTGTGCCTATTGGAGAAAGTCTAATCAGATCCATAAGTGGTTTGTAGATAATGTTCAAGGCGGTAATGATAACTGCGGTGAGTACTATGTCTCGCATGAGAAACTAAAAGAATTGCTAACTACTTGCCAACAGGCTCTATTTGCTAAAGACCCTAGCCTATTGCCACCACAGGCAGGTTTCTTCTTTGGCTCCTATGATATCGATGAATGGTATTGGGCAGATATCAAGGACACTATCAAGAAATTGAAGCGTGTGCTTGCTATGCCTGAAATGTCCAAATTGTCCTTTTACTACACTTCTTCGTGGTAGGACACGCCGTATTGTGGGGGATTTGATTTTGTCAGTCCCCCATGATAAGATTTCAGTATGAAAAGAAAGGACAGAAAAATGAGTAAAATGAAAAACCTACTAGATGAAATACTAAACTGCTCAGATTGTAATGGGCAGGGTGTAAATTATTGGGGAAATGGTGAGGACTATGATTTTGAGTATTGTGATTGTAATCCTTATCGCATGATTATTGAAGACGGCGAAATTGTAAATGAGGGAGATTTGACTAATGTGTAATATCTGCTATGCTTTAGAAAATAAAATATCTATGATTGACGCAAGTCCTAGCACAATGTGTAAGTCACACTATCAAGATTGGTCAGATGAAAAGTCTTTAGGAGAGGATTGGAACTAATGGAAAATGCTTGTCTTCAATGTGGCGACAATGAAGCGATAGATGGCTTCTATTGCTTTGGTTGCGGGATTGATATATACTTCAGTGAGGAAACAATTTTTGAGATGGGAGAAAGTAAATAATGGGAAGTAATATGGCAACAGAAATGGCAGATGGAACTCTAGAGGATTTGGGTATCCACCTAGATTTAGAAACTCAGATAGGAATACACTTATCTGCTAATCACTACCCTCCAGTGCCTAAGTCAATGGTAAAACCTTGTATTGAGGCTATTGACGCAGTAAATGACCTAGGACTATGGGACGCAGATATTGAATTGCCAGAGGGTATTTCATGGCGTGGATTGAATACTGCGCCTGCTCATGCTATTATTGAGGCTCACCACCTAAATGCTTGGATTATCGAAAGAGAGGAATACTAAAATGGAATATAACTACAGCCTAACTATCTCCTATGACGGAGATTTGGTATCAACAACACGCAGCGCAGATATGCTTGAAATTGTCAATGCGTGGAATAAGTGCGTAGACTTTGGAGATGCTAAAGAATACGCTACCTACAACCTATCAGACCCAATGGGTAAAATGTATACTAAGACCTTCTATCGCAATGGAAATGTGAGTGTGAAATGAGTGCTACAATGACAACTATGGAACTTCGCTTTGCTGATTATCTTTTTCCTAATCAATTAATGGAAGAAGATTTAATTAAAATTGATGAACAATATGTAACTGTTGGATCAATTACTGAAACAAAAGATGGTTATCTTTTAATTTGTCTTGATGATTTCAATGATGAAATTGAAGTGTTCGTAACTGATGAACAAAAAATTGAGTGGTATGTTTTTATAGAAGAAGACGACGACTAAAGGGGCCCGACCCAATGTCGCAAATGTCCGTTTTACGTAGAATCTCCCTAAACTTGTTTTTAAGATAGTTTTATGATAAGATTATTCTATGTTAAGAAAAAATAAAGAGGAATTAAGGCGTATTCAAGAACTACGCAGATCTAATGCTGCCTCTTTTGTTCCTAACAAAAAGAATTACACTAGACAAAGTAATAAAAAAATGATAGAATTGTCTAAGAAAGAAAGGGAAGACCATGACTAAATTAAAACGGTCCAACGATAGGAAGGTAGCAAATGCAGTCTCACGAAACGGAAAAACCCCAACAATCGCCAATACCTTTGGTTTACCTGCTGGAAAAAATTTCTCGTGTCCTGGTGCCACTGCCACTTGTGAGAGCGTTTGTTATGCAGGAAGACTTGAAAAAGTCTACAAAGGAGTAAAGGCTACTCTTCTCCATAATTGGGAATTACTTAAAGACGCAGACCATGACACTATGGTGTTTTTATTGCAGGACATGATTAATGATTTCAAGGCAGACTGTGATAAGCGCAATGCACCAAAGTTATTTCGCATTCACTGGGATGGGGATTTCTTCTCTGATACCTATGCCAATGCATGGAAGTATGTAATCGAAAACAATGCAGATGTTAAATTCTGGGTATATACACGTGTAAAGTCTGCTGCCCTTATTCTCAAGGGAATTGATAATCTAAGTTTATATTTTTCTGCAGACGCAGATAATATCAAAACCGCAGTAGACTTAAAATTAAAAAATGGTGTACGCATGGCATACCTTGCTAAGAATTTTGCAGTGGGTCAAGAAACACTAAAAGAATTAATTTCAAAACCTGGTGCTAAGTGTCCTGAAAATGCAAAACGCATTCCACTTATTTCTACTAATGGTAGTGCTTGTGTATCATGTGGCTTGTGTGTTCATAATAAGTCTGATATAGTATTCTCTTCTAGTAAAAAGTAGAGGCCATGGAACTATCTCAATTAATAATTTATTTATTCTGGTGGGGACTTTGTTTATTTCTTTTGCAATGATCCCGCTCTAAAATGGGGGCGGGGGCAAAATGTCCGTTTTATACTAATTAAGAAGTGTAATTAAGATCACATGGAAAAACCCCCCACGATTTGTATTTCTTGTATTTTTTTGCTATACTTAGAATAAGACCAAAACAGAAAGGGAAAGAAATGACACTAGGTGGATACACTTATCAGATTGGCGACCTATTCACTACTTCTAAGACAGGAATTACAGGCAGAATTGCTGGGTTCTCACCTCTTAGCAATAAGGTCACTCGTGTAAATCTTATCTTAGCAAATGGCTCTCGCCGTTTCGCTATGGTAAAGACCTCTAAGTAATCTCAAAATGTGAGAAAATGTCAAAAAATGTTTGACATTATTCTCTAAAAATGCTAAAATAAATACTATCAACAACTAACAAAGGAGAAAGAAAATGGCAGTAGCAACAGCAACATACAAGGTAGGCGACCTCTACACTTCACAGAAGTCAAAGGTTACAGGCACTATCACAGAAATCAAGCCAAACACAGACGGAAGCACAGTTCGTGTCAAGTTAGATGTCAATGGCACACCACGCTGGACAACTTGGACAGCGAAGTAATTTAGCACACGCTAACGCCACCTGAGCAAGTGGAGGCTAAACTGCTCACTTGATTTTCTAGTTTAGAAGTGCTAGACTAGAGTAAGACCAAAACCCATAAGAAAGGAATACAATGTCAAGAGGCAAAGCCATAAATGTCAAGATTGCTACGACTAAAGTAATCAAGGCACTTGAAACCAAACTAGCCCAACTCCAAAAGGATAAGGCTAATCAGAAAGTCAATGAGGAGAAGTTCTCAAAGGCTCAAGAGAAATACAACAAGGAAGTTGCTAAGTTAGCACTTGCTCAAATCTCTAAGGCAGAGGACATTTCTGCTCACACTCGCTACAATGGCGAAATAAATGTATCGTTCTCCTTGCCAAAGGGAACTATTGAACTTCCAAAAGAACCTGAAAAGGATTTTGAGAGTTTCCACGATTGGCAATACAAGGAAATGGTAGAGGAAATTGAAAACGCTATCCGTATTCTGAAAATGACAGATGAGGAAGTAGTTTCAACTTCAACTTACAACGCTATCGCTAGATACTTGTAGAGATTGGGTGGGGTGTAAAAGCCCCACTCATTATCCCCTGCGTTCAAGGCAGATAATCTGCGAAAGTCCCCTGGGGATCACAACTAAATAGTCCTGAGCATGACATAGAAAACTGCTCCACATAAAATTTGACAAATGTCAGACCATAATGCTAAACTTAGTATATAAAGAAAGGAAAGAATATGCTATCAACAGCACTAGCAATACAGACCGCAACATCAGAAGCGGTACACGATGAATCAGTTATGGGAATCGCCTCAATGATTTTTCATGGCAGAAATGAAATGAGCGAGGATGAATTTGCGAAAGCAATGTTCATGTATTCTGCTCATCTATCAGCCTTAACGGCTACTCTCGTTACTCATGCCTGCTTGACAGAATCACAGATTAACGATATGATTGATACTATTAATGAAATGGAAGACCTTGGAAAGGATATCACAAATGGAAACTAATGAAACAATTGGAGCGACTGAATCAGTACAACACGTCACTGAGGAATTTTTAAAAACTCAGATTGTACAAAAAGATGAACGCATTCAGCAACTGGAAGAACACATTCAGCGTGTAACGCAGCGTGACTACGCAACTCGTGGTGAATTGCAAAGCATGCGTGACGGTATGCATGAGTGGACCATGGCAGCACTTAAGTCTCGTGAAATCTCTGAAACAAATGCAGAAGAGATTGCAGAGATTTGTGGTTTTGAACTTACATCAGAAGTCGAAGCAGAAGTCACTGTCACTTACTACATCACATTGCAAGTACCTGCAGGCGAAGAAGCAGAAGACATCATTAATGAAATTGATTTTGATGCAATTACATATGATTGCGATAAAATTACATATGTCTCATCTAATGTAGACAGTATCGACATCTAAAGAATTCCTGGGCTTCATGAAAGGGCCCAGGATGTAAACGGATCCTCTCTTTCATCCTTTCTTTCAGAGGACCGTCAGGGACCTGAGCACGTCCACGTAAACTGCTCAAATCAGGTGCCGAGGGGCATTTGTACCAAATGTCCGAATTAAGAAGTTTAAGAAGATCACCCCATAACCTAGGATTTGCTTTTGTCAGTCAAATCTGCTAAACTTAAGATAACAAAAACAGAAAGGAAAAAAATGGCTCACGAAATCGAATCGTTTGCAAGCCTGCGTGAACCCGCATGGCATGGTCTTGGAACAGTTTTTCAAGACGAAGTAACAACAGCAGAAATGCTATCAACAGCAAATCTCTCTAATTGGAATGTTAGATTAGAAGATTTGGAAATCCCATCACACTTACAGTCTGATAAATCTTATCAGTATGTTGTGCGTACAAATCCGTTTGATAATAATCAGACAGATGTTCTTGGTGTTGTAGGTGAACGCTATGTTCCACTACAAAATGAAGACCTATTTACTTTTGGAGATGCAATTCTTGACGGCGGTGGTCGTTGGGAAACAGCAGGCTCTTTGCGTGGTGGTCGTGTAGTATTTGGCTCTCTTGCTCTTGAGCGTGAGACTGTACTAGACCCTAGTGGTGTTGCAGATAAGGTAAAAACTTATCTTCTTGTAAATACATCACACGACGGCTCAATCGCTATTCAAGCAAGTGTAACACCTGTTCGTGTTGTATGCGCTAATACTCTTGCTGTTGCTTTACAGCGTACACGCAAGAAGAATGGTGTCAAGCAATCTTTCAAGATTCGCCACACACAATCTGCTGAGGGTAAGGTACAGCAGGCTCGTGAGGCTCTTGCTGTTGCTAATGCTTACATGGACGAATTCTCTAAAATGGCACAAGCCATGATTGAGAAAGAAATCACAGCGCAACAATTCAATGATATTGTTTTGGCTGCGTATCCAAAACCTGATGAAGCCAAAAAGGGTGCATTGTCTAAGTGGACAACAAAAGTTGATACCATTAACGACATCTACACTGGTGAATTCAATGGCATGATTGCTGGTACTGCTTGGGGTGCATGGAACGCACTTACAGAACGCATTGACTGGTATCGTGGTGGTAAGCGTGGTCTTACTGAATCTATCCTTATGGGTTCAAGTGGTTTTGACCCAATGATTAACGCAGAAAAAAATCGTCTGCTTCATATTGTGCAGGACGTAATGGCTGCATAAATATGCACTCCTGAGCATGAGTATAAACTGCTCACTTTTTCATGCGATCATGGGGCCCCGACCATGTGATTTTTATCACAATCTTATTAAGATGTTAATTAGATTTTTCCAGGAATTTCATTACGTAAGAGTTGACAAACTCCCTGATATTTGCTAAAATAAATCTATGACCACAACATACAAACCATATACCATAGATGAACTTGTAACAGAAATCTATGAGGATAACCTATCGCACTTTGAGTTCATGGAAAACATGAATGGTGGAGACTGTGACTGTGCTCTACACCTTACTATGAATACTATCCTAAAATATTGGGGGGAATAATGGATACCGTGCTTTATTGGTCAGACCTAGCGGATCTAACACATGAGACACAGGTAGAGATGTTTAATTTCTGTACCTGCGAAGACCCTGACTATGAAAAACCATACTTTGACTGCCCTTGACAAATTTATAGCGGTTTGCTAGAATAATACTAAGACCAACAGAAAGGACCAATATGCCAAATTGGGTATATAACTCACTTACAATTGTGGGTAGTAAAGACGAAATCAAGTCTATCAAGAAACAAGTTAATCAACCATTCCAACGTCAACACGACCAATGGAATCCTGCTACAGGACAAATGGAATTACAGGATACACTATATCCAAACCCTATATTTGCATTCTGGAATATAGTTGCTCCTACAGATATGGCAACTTACAATCTACAAAAAGACCCTAATCATGACGACAGCGTTATCGATTTTAAGGGTAATAACTGGTATGACTGGAATGTACGTAACTGGGGCACTAAATGGGATGTGGCTGTATCTCATAATGAGGAATGGCCTGAGACTGAGTTAATGGAAGAAGATGAGACTACTCTTGCATACCGCTTCAATACCGCTTGGTCTCCACCTCTACCTGCCATTGAGGCGTTGTCTGCACAGTATCCTGAAGTAGAATTTAGTCTTGACTTTGAAGAAGAGACTGGTTGGGGTGGCGAATACCTGTTTGTTAATGGGCAGGGCAGTGAGATAGAATCATACGATAACAAATGCAGAGACTGTGATTCACTTAACACCATGGAGTATTGCGAAAACGACTGTGGTGAGATATGCTCATCCTGTAATTATATGGGTGAAGCAGACCTTGAAGCAGTTGCGGAATGTGATGAGCACAAGGTATACTTGGACGAAGAACATATACCAGCATATAGATTTGAGGTAGGATAATGAACCTAGAAACATTAATTGAATTCATCAAGATTACTATTATTAGTCTGGAGCAAGATTTAGAGGGTTTGTATGAGGACATGGAATCCATGGACCCTGCCTCAAAAGATTTTGCAGACTTAGATATTGAGTACAACTTTATCAGTGGGCAGGCCACAGGTATGAGATATATTCTTAAACAAGCACTAGGAGAAGAATAATGCACTACGACATCGAGAACTCAGAAAAACTGGAGCCACACCTGCAGCGTATGGTAGACCATGGTGTCAATGGCCTGGATATCATGCACGGGGAATTAAAGAACCTCATGCTGCTTGCAGACGCACAGTTGGAAGAGGCACAGCGCATTGAGGAAGACAATGACTACAGTGACGCAATGGAATCTATGGAACGTAAATATTGGGAGGGTATGGCAGACGCCTACACTCATCTTTATAAACTAACATATGATTTAAGTTTTGCAATTGCGGGATTGGAAAAAGATGACAACGGAGAGTAGATCTGCTATACAGTATGAGCAATTGACATTAGACCTAGACTTTGATACACTTATAACAAACCAACAAGAAAGGTAAGACAATGGGAGCACGTTGCACGTTTGTATTTAAAACTAGTGAGGACCATGCAGTTGCACTGTACAGTCACTGGGGAGAAGACTCAATGTATCCAGATTTGGCTGCAGCACTGAACCACGCTAGGCCACGCTGGAACGATTCATCATATGGCACACGTATGGTGATATCATATTTGTTACAGCATGATATTTTAGATGAGACTGGGTTTGGTATCTATGGGGTGGACCCATCAGACCAGGCATTCATGGACCATCCAATAACTATCGACTTTACTGATAATACTGTTGGTGAGGGCGAAGAATGGCATTCGTTTGAAGAGTTTGTCAACTACCATGGCAATATCTTAGATAAGAATTTAGTAGCGACGGCTACCTCATAACGGGGACTGGTCATCCCTATCAGGGGCAGCGCAGGCAACCTTTCTACTTGCGCTGTCCCCACTTTTTTGATACAATGCTTAAGGAGGCACTATGATTAGACGAACTATAACACCTGAAGAAAAAGTAGCACAGCGTTTGTCTGCTATCGTTTCAGACTTACGCCTTGACATTGAGCAGGTTGGCGTTTATTTAGCAAGGACATCACCAAATGTAGCGTATAATCGTCTTGTTGAAATCGCTGAATCAGCGCAGTATGAAAAGGAACAAAATGAAATCAGATTCTACCAACACAGACTTTTCTAGAAAGTGCGAGATACTAGATGAACTTTGGATGGCTTATAGAGATGCAGAGCCAATGCAAGACTACATGGAATACAACGATCTGGCACTGCCTCTGGCCTTTGCAATTAACGAGGGGATAGTAGAAGCAACCCCTACTGCTAAAGTCTATATAGAAGAAGCCTGGGGTATGCTATGCGAATTCCTGGCTATAGATGAAACACAGTCCTATGAATCATTAGACGACATGATGGAGCAATCAGAGCATTTTGATACTTGACAAGATGGCAGATGGTTTGCTATACTTAGAGTAAGTCAGGGGGCATGTATAGTTGAGCCGTTAGGCTGTGGCTATTACTCCCCTGACCCCTAGGTGCCGAGGGTTGTTATCAAACCATCAAACCATATTACGAAGAATATCCAAATTTCCTGGAAAAACCATTACGATCCAAACCATCAAACCCTCTAGCATAATATATTTGGTTTGTCAAACCATCAAACCATAGTGTATTCTATATAGGGTATTTACTATAGGGGTATTACGAAGGATCTTTTCTATTCCCCGCCGCTTTTCAGGCGGGAATTAAAGAGTGTTATAATTAAATTATGAGTCCCCGTCATTTTGCAAGAATGTATCAGAATAAAAATTCACATAGACATGATCAGCCATCTGATTGGGACTTGTTTACGAAAGACATGACGGTTTTGACGGGCATGTTGTATACAATTGCTAAAGCGCCTATCAAACCATTCCTCCCTGCCTTCTACAAAACTGCGGGGGAAGTTAAAAAAGATTACGAAACTCTCTATAATCTCCCTAATGAAGAGTAACAAACCATTCTTTCTGGTTTTTAAACATTTTCAAACATTTTAAAAGATATTACGAAATTATTCCAATTTTTCTGGAATTTTCTGCAAAAATCCCTACTTGACAAACCATGGTTTTGCATGTATAATGCCAAACCTTTTATATATGGTTTGACAATATCGAGGATATATGGTAGATGGTTTGATGGTTAAATGGTTTGATGGTAGTATGGTTTGTGGTTTGGGATTACGGCGCCTACGATAAAAGCGTTCCATCCACCACTATCCTCCACTTTACTCCACTTTAACCCCATATAAGAAAAATAACAGTAAGATTTATCTGTGGATAAAGTTGTGGATAATTATTAGATTATTGTGATTTTTTGACTTGATTTACTATATGCCAGAACTGATCATAGGATGAAAGACACAATCCATACTCAGTATGAAGGTAGAAAAAACAAAAATATTTATCTCCACCAGTTACTTCTTCAGCGATATGTGGTTCCATAGTTCTAAAACACAAAGCACTTCCAGCAGCAGGTCTAAACCTTACTTTCTGGTCAGGGAAGTTAATATTTCCACCTTCATAGTCATCACTAAGATATATCAAGATAGTCCAATCCATAGTATGTGAGGGGTTTGTAGGGTCAATATCAAGATGCTTACCAACATGTCCACCTTGGCGGTATGTATAAATAGAGTAATTGCGAGTAATGAAATCTGGCACAGAATTATTTGTCTTCTCAGCCCATACATCTATAACCTTGAGCAATGGTTCTTCAATCATTTTTACTATCTTAAAAGCCTCTGTATGGGAAGGGGAGTGATCAGGAGTTATCTTCTTATCAAACCATTCTTCTGCACTATTGGCAATCCAACCATCCCAATCAACTGTCTTTATATATCCACGATGTACTTGTCCATAACCTCTAATGTCATCATATGAATGGTCAACCCACTTATCCCAAGGATAGATAACTGGAGAAATAACAGGATCTCCATCAGTAGAGTTTAAAGCATCAACTATCTCTTTAGGGTTTGGGATAGCA